TGCAGTAGATACGGTTCATCAAACATTCAAACAATGTTTTAGATAGTTCTTTCATATGAGCCATTGTCGGCCATAAACATTCGTCACAGAAACAAGATGATGGGTGTTCCATTAGTAGCCTGCCTGCTTCAATAGTTTCGCCATATCTTCAAACCTCATAACGGCGTACTGCTCGTTACCTGTGCCGTGACCTTGGCGTTTCACAACGAGAACCCCATAGTCGGCGTTGGCGTTGACGCGTTCTATTTCTGTTTCTTGTAGCCAAGCTGACAGTTCAAACCGTTTAGCGGCTTTACATTCAAACACTAACGGTCCACATCCTGTTACGTCACCCTTGTCGAGATGGCCGTGCAAGACACGCCTTTCGGCGTATGGAAACCCAACGGTTTGCAGGTATCGAACGATGAGGGTTTCAAATGATGTTCCTCGTTGTTTACCAGGCGACATTGTTGCTGGCCTTTCGGATTAGTTCACGCACGACAGCAGACCGTGAAAGGTTTTTTTCTTCTGCCAGTTTCGTGAGTTCTTCTAGTTGTGTTGGCGACAACCGGACACCCAAGAAGAATGTTCCTGGTGTGTTACTGGTTGTGTCTATGGTTCTTTTCGCAGGCATCAGTCCTCCTCTGGCTTTGATGCAATAGCTTCTTTGAAAGCGACGCGCAGTGCGGCAAGGTCGGATTGTTTGCCGAACCCAAACTTTACTTTGGCTACTTTGTAGACAGTCACAGGTGAGATGCCTTCTTTGTTGCAAGCTTTGTTGAACGCTTCTACTTGTTCTGCTGTGAGTGGACCGTCAGCATCATCTTCTGTTGGTTCTGCTTTTGGTGCAGGTGCGCTGGCTGGTTTTGGCTTTGCCATTTGACCCGTTTGCTTTTGGGGTGCTGGCTTACCACCAAGGTCTTCCCATTCCTGCTTAGTCCACAGCGACAGGGCAATACCGAAACGCATCGAGGCGTTACGAAGGAAGTCACCAACAAGTTCTTTGTCAAGTTCCATCTTGTCTGCTTTGACTGAGCCGACACCGAGCATTTCTTTGCCGTGGATAGTGAGCCATCCCCACATTGTTGCGATGCCGTTCTCGACGTGGATAGCAGGGCGGCCATTGTTCCAGCCGCAAGGTTCCCACGACCAGTAAGGGTCTACTTCAATGAGGATGCGCGTAATGTCTGCGTGTCCTACGAAGTCAAGTTGGATTCCACCTTTGGGCAGTTTGCCAACAATCTTTGGGTCCGGTACAGCAAAGTCTGTCATTACTTTGCGTAATTCTTTTTCTTTATTTTGTGTTTCCACGGGTATTACCTTTCTCGGTGTGTTGTATTTAAGATTTTGGATGCTTGTTATTTTGTTGATGTCTGATGTGTATTCCATTGTCATTCTCCTTTTAGACGCAATGTTCTGCTTGATGAAGCCTTAACGTACTGTGCGTATGTGTCAGGGTTTTCTGCTTGGAAGCGTTTGGAATCAAACCAGTCACGCTTGTATCCCTTCCAGGTAGCTACGACAGCACCGTTGATGGTGGCTGTTTCGTTAGGCCCGATGAGGTCGCACAGTTCTGCTTTCAACTGGTCTTCTAACGCTTTGTATGATGCCAGTTCTGATTTGACGTGCTTCAATCGAACAATCAAATCGGCTGCTGTTTCAGGTATTTCAATCGCTGACGATTCTGTTTGTTGGTAGCGAGTTGTGATTGTTTCGTAACTGTAAACAACTCCTTCTGGGTCCATACCTAGTTCAATAGCGTTCAACCATTTCGCTGATGCCTCAATATGTTCAGCCATTTCATCATCAGTCAGGCTTTGTTCGATGAGTGTGAGGCGTAGTGTGTTGTCAAACACGGCCCACGTGACTCGTTCGGCACCGGAACAGATAGCTTGTTGTAATCCTTGGACACGCCAATAGTCAGGAAGTGTGCCTGAGAATTCACGGCTTGTTGTTTTCACTTCAAGAACGTGTTTGGTTTCTTCGTTCCAACCGTCAAGTGTTGAGATGAGATGGCAACCATTGTCGTCGTCATAGCAAAACAGTTCTTCGGGTGTTTCAAACTTCACTCCGAGTCTGTCGCCTGCCCATTGGATGATGGTGTCTTCAAGACGGTTACCTGTTTCCATTGCAGCGTTCGGCTGGATAGGAGTTGGTGCTACACCAGACAGTAATTCTGCGGCGTATTGGTCTTGTTTTACAAACGGATGCACACCGTATATTGCCCCTGCTGCTGAGGCCGAGATTCTACGGTTGCCTTTCTCATCCATATATCTTTGGTTGAGCCAAGCTTGTGAGCCGTGTGGTTCTTTTGGTATTCGGTAACGCTGGTATCCCATAGCGTTTCCCCTTTCTTGTTGTTTAACTATTGGTCAGAGTACACGCAAGGTGTGTCATTGTCAACTGTTCAGCAAGATTATTTTACGCATCATTCCGACAGGTATATAAAACAGGTTTATGCCGTCACCTTCGTGGAAGGTTTGGAGCAGGGTGATGTGGTCTTTCTTCGCTCCGGCATCGCCTGTGGGTACTAGGAACCCTACTGATTGGACAAGTGTTTCGCCGTCATCATCTACGTCGTCAAGGGTTAGCCAACCTGGGTCGCCTCCACAAGCGTCGGCCCAGTAGACAAGAGCTACTGGGTATGGGGGTGGTTCGAGTTCAGTTGTCTGTTCGTTCGTCAAGGGGTTCTCCTTCTACGCGACAATCGTGGCACCATTTGCCTTGGCTGATAGGCCATACTTCTCCACAGTTAGGACAGGTATACAGGTTTTTGATTGCGACCATATCCTGATATTACTAGGCGGCTGTGGCTGTGTTGTGCTGTTCTAGTAGGGCATCTATCTTGCCTACAAGGTTTAACAGTTGTTCTTCTTCAATGCCTCGAACTACTACTTTTGAAAGGAAATTACGGATGAGAAGCAGGTCTGTGAGTGTCATAGGACTTGTCACATTATCATCGTGGAAGTGTTATATGTTCCTCTACAAGAGTTAAACGTGATTCAATTCTGTTGACCGAATCACGTAGGGATGAGCCACCGTTCGGTAGCATTTGTTGTTCTACGAATGTCATTGTTTTTTCTAGGCGTTGCGCCCATTTGAATATTGGAAGTATGAGACTTCGGTAGATGATTCCGAGCGCACCGATGGTTGCGCCAACCGTGATAATCCATTGGGCAACAGTCATTGACTTTTCCTGTTACTAATCTTGACAGCTTCAATCCACATAGACAACAAGATTGCTATACAACTAGCACCAATAAAACCAAACAAGGCAAGAGCAAACATCACTGCACGTTTCATTCAGGCTTAGGTAAGGCTCGCCAGGCAGCTTCGAACTTGGCGGCATCCTTGGCCATAGCAGGAGAAATTTCTATGTGCAACCAGGAAGGTGACCCTTGATACGAACCAGCATTATCATCCTTAGTAAAAATTTTTACCCCTGATTTCCCTGGACCACGACTACACCTGTATCCGGCACCATAGTCACCAAAGGCGTACCAATGGATTTCTTCAATTTCTAGTTCCTCAGAATACTTCAGCAACCAATCCCACATTTCACGAGCAACTTTTTCGTCAGAATATTGGCAGTCTAAGGCCGCCCCAGTCGCGTGAACCGATAGGTACTTTTCCATACCAGGGTCGCCAATTTTCTTACCAGCAGTCTTATCATTTTTCATCAGTCGAAGGGAGTAGATGCCAATGTTCTTGGTTTTCCATCTGCGCTTACACAAATCAGCGAGCTTCTCAGTACCAGGCTGTGCCTTCTTGCCATCAAAACTTGGGTAGTAACTGTATTTTCTTGGCATATTTTTTCCTGTTGATGACACCAATAGTCAAAGCAGATGGTAGAGTGCTGTTGCCTTTAGCAAGGTCGTTACCCCTTTCTCCCTTGCTAGAGGCACTGTCATATCTACTCGTCTACTCCAACTCCTAATGCGATAGCGATAATGTTGATAAGCAAAGCAGCAACGCTGATAAACATTGCTTTACTGAGGGCATCACCAGACAGCGTGATAAGGACTAGCCCTGTTCCGGCAGCCCATAAAAGCAATGACGTGATAGCACCAAAGTATTTTTGCATAGGGGTTACTTTATCATTTCCGTCTGGAGGCTACGGCTGCTACGGCTGTCATTCCTGCTATGGCAATCAAGGCTCGGCGTTGGGATACGGGGATGGTTGACCCGACAGGGATGTAGGTATCTACGGCTCCACCGAAGATGTTGATTTCTTCTTCAAAGGCTTCTCTGACTTCTTGGGGTGCTTCTTGTACTGCTTCTACCAGTGCTTCAATCTGGGCATCTGACAGGTCATCCACGTTCAATGCTTCGAACACTTGGGTTGCTTCTTCTGGGGTGATGGTGGCCAACACTTCAGGGCTGGTTGCCAACGCGACTGCTTCTTCTTGACTGATGACAGGAGGTATCTCTACAGGAATAGTTGTAGTTGTTGTAGGGTTTTCTGTTGTTGTAGTAACCGGAATAGTAGTGGAGGTAGACGATGTGGTGGTTGAAGTTGAAGTTGACGTGGTGGGTTGAACGACAGTTGTGGTGGTGGCAGTTGAAGTCGTGGTGGTCGGCTCAACAGTTGTGGAAGTTGTGCTTGTGGTTGTCGGGGCTATCGTTGTTGTGGTTGTTGTCGTTGTGGTGGATGTTGTCGTAGATGTGGATGTGGTGGTTGTTGTTGACGTTGTTGACGTGGATGTTGTGGTTGTCGATTCTTCTGTGGTAGTTGTCTGCATAGAGCCGACACCGTTGAAACCCAGTTCGTACTGTAAATTCCAGCCTCCAGCTGTGCGCCACGCGTTAGGGTCGCCACAGCAGATACCAGCTCTTAGTCGGTAACGACCTGCCGGAACAGCTATAGAGATGTAGGACTGTAGGCCATACGAGTCATCGTTGGCTGCGAGTTGTACGCCTTGTTCGTTGTATAGCCACAGCATCGGGTCAGATGGGTAGCCTTCAACCATATAGGTTTGCGCTACGAATTGTGTTGGTTCTGAATAGTCAAACCAAATGTCTGTTGGTTCTGTGATGATTGGGTTCTGCGCTTGAACAGAACTTGACCATAGAAACAACGATATGAACGCCGTGACAACGGCGTATCTACTAGCCCTTCTTACCGAAGGCGGCTGCAACTTCTTCTTTCGTAAGAGTGCCGTCTTCTGACCAGGCACGAAGCAACGCTTCGGTTACTTTTCCTGCTGCCATAAAGCCTGCGATGGCTGCTGATTTCCAAAGTTCTACGCCGAAGATTGCGCCACCTGCTACGGCTGCTAATGCTGATGAGCCGAAGACTGCGATGATTCTTCCGATGAGGGTTTGAATTTTTATCATAAGTTTTCCTTAGTCGTGTTTGATGATGTAGTTTACTACAAGGTGTGGCTGGTAGTAGTCGGTGCCTGAGCCTGAGCCTGTTCCTGTGGTGCCTGAAACTGTGTGGGTGTGGGCGATGTCGTGAGGGGCAATGCTGATGCCTGTGGTTGCCGTGTTGACTACGTTTGGTTCATCAGTAGTGATTACAAAAGCACCTGGTTCTGCCAATCCAACTGTTGAACCACTAAAAGTGTCAGATGTGTCAACGGTGTGGCTATGCCCAGGGTCAGTAATGCTATGGCTCGGTGAAGCGTTTTGGTTCATAGCCCCAGAAGTAGCACTAAAAGTATGGCTATGGGAAGGAAGATTACCTTCAGCAATAGTGAGCGAACCACCAGTACCAAGCAAAGTCAACGTGGCATTGTCACCAATAGGGAAACGACCACGCATATCAGGAGTAGTAGCACCAACCAAAGCAGCCAAAGATGTATAGCCAGTAGTGCTAGTACCGTTACAAAGCAACCAACCAGTCGGGGCAGTAACACCAGCATAAGCAGTAATCGTTCCTACAGGAACAAGCGCGTTAGCTACAGCCGAAGCCAACTTAGCAAGGGTCACATTAGCGTCAGCAATTTCAGATGTTCCTACAGCACCAGCCAAAATCTTGGCTGCCGTAACAGCATCATCAGCAATACCGGCAGTAGCAACCTGACCCCATTTGAAACCATTAGTCGAAGAAGAATCAGCCTGCAAAACGTGAGTGTTCGTACCAACACCCAAACGGTTCACAGATGAACCATCAGTAGCAATCAAATCACCCTTAGTGGTCATAGCCGAAGCAATCAAGTTAGCCTCATCAGCCTCGTCAGCTGTGAACACAGGGTAAATAGCGGCACCAGCAGAATGAACAGCAACAGCCGTATCATCCTGCGCTCTCACCACAGTCAAAGTCAACGTAGAAATAGCCGTTACTTTTACCTTCTCCTCACGAGAAGTACCAGAGTCAACCACAGCGTAATAAGGGAAAGTGGTAGACCAGCCAGTAACCGTATCAACAGTAAAGGTTGTGTCACCTGATGAGGCAGTAGGGCTATTAGTCAACACAGCATTAGCTGCTGCGCCTTTATATCCTTTTCGTACTGGTAAAGCCATTAGATACTCCTAGTTTTCCGTAGAACGCATTGTAACAGTAGCCGTACCATCCCAAGACCAGGTGTTCCCTGTACTGTCAACAGGAACCCACTCGACATCCTCAACAATGACCGAATAAGAACGGGTACCTAGCTGCAAGGTAACAATTTTGGGGCTATGAATGAGACTGTTCAGGGTGTCAAGTTCCTGTTCAGGGTCCATATAGATGTCTCTGTCGCGTGGCCGAATCTTTTGGTGGAGCAAACAGGGGATGGAGAATACTTCTGACCGGAATGGTGCGGCGTAGGCTCTGGCCATCCACCGTGTCACAACAGGACTTACGTTGTTGGTAGGGGTTAGAACCAGTTTGAACCCTGCCTCAATAGTTTTGACATCTGAACCGTTGTATGTGTATTCAATGTCGTTTGTTGAACTGAATGTGCCGAGGGAGGCATAAGCAGATTGGTCGTTTTGTAGGAACGCTTCAACTGTTCCCTTTAGAGGTTCAGTACGGACATCCATTTTTGCTACGAACTTACGGTCAGGAATACCCCAACGGTAGATTCCGAACTCAATGTTTCCTGTGCTGACAAGAGCATCAACATCTTCAGCGATAACACCAACACCAGAGATAGCGAACAGTCGTTTACTGTCAAATGTTGTTACTGATTTGACTGCTGCCGTACTTGTATACATCAGGTCGGTAGCGAAAGCAGGGGTGTTAGGGGCGATATATACAGACAGGTCAAGACGGCCAAGACCACTTGATGTCCCGTCGTAGTTTGTCCAAGTGAACCAAACGTATTTGTCTTCAGCAATGAAATCGTTTACAGAACCAGACGTGGGAATCAATGCTCCGGCAAGCAGGTTGTTGTTGGCATCGGCTGTGCAGTATCGAACACCTTTGTTTGTGCCGACAAGGATGCCACCAAGATAGCCATACACACTGCTAACTACTTCACCTACTGGTAGTTCTAAGGCAACAATTGGCAAGTCAAAACCTGTTGCGTCTGTTTTCAAAACAAGTTTATATATGGAAGAACGCACTCCACTGTATGCCCCGACGTAAACTGCGCCTTGTCCTGCTGCTGCTCCAACCCACGTAAGGGTTGCGTCGTGAGCCGTACCTGTATCTGGATAAAACACTTTATGAGATTGCCCTGTTACCGTACCGATTACATACAGGTCGTGACCTACAGATGCGAAACCCCATCCTTTTGCATAGCCGAAACCTGTGTATGTTTTACCTGAAGAACCAGACGAAGGATAAAACAAAGCAACAGATGCCGACCCTGGAGTGGTGTAATAAATATCGTTACTTGTGTAGCCAACAAAAACATTTGTTCCGTTAGTTTCCAACGCTGTAATAGCCGTACCTGGCGAACCTGTAGTTACAGAAGTCCAAGTGGGGGAAGTAGCAAACGGGTTCGTACTGTATTTCAACGTGGCGTTATCTGCTACATATACATACTCTGTGCCGTTAGATGCTTTGACGGTACACATAAACAAGTTAGTTGAAGCTGAAGATAAAGACAATTTAGTTGCGTGATGCAAACTGAACTGTCCTTTGACCCAAGGGTTTATACCTTTAGATTTATAGAACCTATAATCTTGTGTTTCAGCTGTGTCAGAATATTGTTGTCCAGCACCATAATGCCAAGAGTCTTGACCTCTACGCCAAAGCCCACCTGGGTTGATTGCTGCTTCACCAGGGGA